GCATCATCGAGGCGCGGGAAGGCCAGATTGAAGAGTTGGGCGACAGGCAGTTGACGCCTGCCCACCTTGAGTTGCTTCGTGACGCCAAGGAAGAGATGCGCCGCCAGTCCCCAACACCGGGCATTGTAGGCCGTAGCGGTCAGTCTCAGTCGGGCAGGGCTATCCTTGCCGAGCAACAAGCAGGCATGACAGAGCAGGCCCCGTTGCTGGCTGGCTTTGACGACTGGAAGCTCAGGTGCTACCGCGCCATGTGGGAGAGCATCAAGCAATTCTGGACCGCGCCCAAGTGGATCAGGGTCACAGACGACGAGAACGCCCCGCGCTTTGTCGGGCTGAACATGCCAGAGCCTGTGATTGACCCTCAGACGGGCCAGATGCAGATCGACCCGATGACCGGCCAGCCTGTCATGCAGTCGAATAGCCCTGCTGACATGGACGTGGACATCGTCATCGACTCCACGCCTGACACTGCGGTTATCCAAGAGGAGCAATTCCAGCGCCTTGCCGAGTTGGTGCAGGCCGGAATGCCGATCCCGCCTGATGTGCTGATTGAAGCCTCAAGCCTGCCGAAGAAGAAGTTGCTGCTGGACAAGCTGAAGCAGGCGCAGGAGCAGCAAAGCCAGCAGCCAGACATGGCGATGCAGGCTGAGATGCAGAAGGCGCAGATGCAGTCTCAGGCCAAGCAGCAAGAACTTGCCATGCAGGCCCAAGCCGACGCGCAGGATCTTGAGCGCCAGGACATGGCCGACCAGCGCAAGACAGAGCGTGCGATGCAGTTGGCGGATCTTCAGTTCAAATACGACATGGCACGGCTTGAGAAGCAGGCCGAGATCGACGGCATTCGCGAAGAGAACAAGGTTCGCGTCAGTCTGCAGGCTGAGACAGCCAAGCGGCAGATCGAGCTTGAGACGGACAGGGCCAAGAAGCAGTTGGACTTCGACTTCGCCGATGCTGACCGGCAGTCAATGCTCACCACTGAAGTTGCCAAGGGTCAGGCGATGGCACAGGCGCAGGCGCCCGCCATTGATTCACTGCACAAGCGGCTGGATCAGATGGGCGATGCGCTGCTGAAGCTGGCAAGGCCGAAGCGGATCGTGAAAGACCCGGTGACGGGCGAAAAGAGAGCGGAGTTTGTGAATTGACCTATTCAACCATGAAGCCTGACCGGCTCAACGGCCAAGACATCCTGCGGCCTGTTGTGCATGAGGGTGGGACGCCGAAGCTGGCGTCGTCGTCTGTCTGGTTCCCGCCGACGATCAGCGTGCAGCACGCCTATGAGCCACTTGGAAGGCTTGTGGAGATTGAAGCGCAGCAGATTGTGGCAATGAAAGCCATGAAAACCAGCGAACTGAAACAGAGACTTTATGCATTTGCCCAAGCGGTAATTGCGAACGAACAGAGGAAACCACTCAATGGCTAACGGATTTTACCAGCTTTGGAAGCAGTCGATCCTGACTGGCACCGGGGCTTCGGAGTTGAACACGGGCGCGGGTGCTTCTGTCATCTTCGTGGACACTGGCACCTACAGCGTCAACCTGACCACGCATGACTTCTTCAACGATCTGTCAGGCACCTATGGAGATGGCGGCACTGCGCGCGCGAACTCTGAAGTCATCACGTCGCCCACTTACACGCTGGGAACGTTCGACGGCGCTGACACGGTGTTTGCATCGGTGAACACAAGCAGCACCACGGTTGAAGGCTTTGTCATCTTCGTCAATGACAGTTCGTCCGATACGACATCGCCCCTTGTGGCGTTCTTTGACGCATCCATCACGGGCATGCCGTTCAGCACGTCATCCGGTTCACAGGTGACGATTGCCTGGAACGCTTCAGGCATCTTTGCGCTCTGATGCAGTACCGCACGCATGAGGACGGCCCGCTGACCGAGATCAGCATCGAACCGGGCGCTGTCGTCGTGACCATGACCTTCGACCGTCCCGGCGACTACACGCAACTGCACAGCCACGCCTTTGACCATGAGATGCAATGCATCAAGGGCGCGGCGCGTATCGTGATCGACGATGTGCAGACGGTTCTGAACGAGGGCGGCAGCTACATGGTCGAAGCGCACAAGCGTCATGGGGTCTGGCCTCTGGCTTCCGGGACCGTGCTGCGCTGCGTTCACGCGCACGACGACATTCACCCGGACATGAAGCCAGAGGATGGCGTGCCGATTGAATGGCTGCACAGGCTGACAGACGAGGTTCCATTCGATGCGCGCGGGTAATTACGTCGAGGAGACGACGACCAGCATCGCCGGGACGCTTGGAGATGGCGCGGTTACACTGACGCAGATCACGAACACGCCCCGATTTTCGACGGTATTCGGCACTCAGGCGACCACGTGCCGATATGTCATCGAGGACACGGTAAACAAGAAGTTCGAGACTGGCATAGGGTCAGTCTCGTCTAACGTGCTCACGCGCACACAGCCACAGGTGACGTGGACCGGCTCGACCTACACCGACAACGGCGCAACAGCAATTCAGTTTGGTTCGTCACCGACAAGCGGCGACGTTAAAATACGCATGTCGCCTACTGGCGAGGTCACGTATCCGTCGGTCCCAGCCATTCAGTCCACGGTCGCGGGGGATAGCTGGCGAGATTACCCATTTAGCGCGCATATTGTGAGCTACGGAAACGGTGGGGGGTTTGCGGTCACGGCGAACCGCGAGTACTACAGCGCCTACCTCTTGTCCCGTGGTGGTGTGCTATCTGGCGCTCAAATGGAAGTGACAGCAGGCAGCGCTGGAAACATGAAATGGGCGCTTTTTGCTTGCGGCTCGACAGGCGTGCCGACCAATAAAATCGTAGATTTCACGACAATCACCACAATGTCGGCTGCAGCCATTAAAACGGATACTGCGACGGGTTCATGGTCGCCAACCGGAAAGGTCAGGCTCACGCCGGGCTGGTATTTCATAGCGCAAATCTTTGACAGCACACCCTCAGTCAGGGGCGAGGGTCATCTAAACAGGTTGTCCCATGTGACGCCGTTTGGCCGCAAGGACGGTTATGGATACGGCAACACGGCATATGTGGGCGGATCGTATGCAAGCGGGTTTGCCACTCCCAGCCTGTCAGGCGGAACGATGGTGTCTCCGGGGCTTGCTAACAGCGGGTTCTGGCTTGGCCTGAAAGTTGACGTGACATGATTAATTATGACGGCAGCAAAAGCTCGCGACTTACCGACGCTATCCACAGGGCCGGTCACTCTTTCCGCCAGATGTCTACGGGTGAATTTGTGGCGTCCGACGACGCAGCCGTGCAAGCCATCATAGACGCATTTGATCCCGTCGCAGCGGCATTGCCTGACAAGGTTACAGCCGTAAAGGCCGAAGCACAGCGCCGGATCTATCTCGTTCTGCCCGCTCACATGCAGACCAATTTGATGGCGCAGGGCCTCCAGAACACGCTGACCTACGGCCCCGACAGCGCCACATGGCCCGCCGACCAACAGGCGCTCAAAGTCTACACGGACGCGCGATGGCTGCGGATCAAGGCGCTGCGTGAGGCAAGCAACGCCATTGAGGCGAAGCTGAACGCTATTATTGATTGGCAAGTTTTAGAGGCTTACGACGCGACGACAGACGCCGACTGGCCTGAGTGAGGCTTAACCTATGACGTACGGCGCGAACTCCTACGGTAGACGCCCGTATGGCATGGGGCCAGAGGCGGCAGCGCCAAGCGGCACAACGCTCACGCAGTCCGCGCAGCTAGCTTCAGCAAGCGCACAGTACAACGCAACGGTCAGCGTAGTATTCAGCCTGTCTGCCCCCCTCCTGGGCAGTTCAAGCACTCAGTACAATGCCACAGTAACGCCGCAGATCGCTCTGACAGCCCCGCTGCTGTCAAGCACAAGCGCCCTATACGACGCCACAGTCAATGTAACGCGCTCGCTAAGCGCACCGCTACTTAGCAGCACAAGCGCACAGTACAACGCCACCGTCTCGGTTGTGTTCTCGCTGTCTGCCCCGCTGCTGGCTAGTTCCAGTGCGCTCTACAACCACACGATAAGCCTTGCCGGGGAGACGAACCTTGGCGCTCCGCTCCTGTCGAGTGCGAGCGTCCAATACAATGCGACGGTAACGCCGCTTTACACACTATCGGCCCCGTTGCTGACCAGTGTTAGCTTCCTATACGACGCGACTGTCTCGCCGGTCTACTCACTAAGCGCACCGCTGCTGCCAAGTGGTAGCGCGTTCTACAACCACACGGTAACGACCGCTGCGGTTACGAACCTTGACGCACCGCTGCTGGCAAGTACGAGCGCGCAATACAACGCAACGGTCACGGTGGTGGCGATTGCGGTGGGTGCGCCGCTGTTGGCGAGCGCAAGCCAACTATACGCGCATTCAATACCGGGCGAAGCGACTGCCGATAGCGGCGGCAAGGGCGGTTTCGACCCCTACTACTACAAAAAGCGCAACAAGCGCCGCGACAAGAAGAAAGACGTTGAGGCATTCGTTCGCGAGATCGAGCAGGCCCCGATTGAACAAGCGCCTGCCTTTATCCAAGAGCAGGCAGAGGAAGCACTGGAAGCCTCACGGCGCGCGCTTCGATTGGAAGAACTGGACGCCTTGCAGAAGGCGCTCAGCGAAATAAACGAGTTCTATTCTCTTGTTCGCGTCGAGGCCAAGCGCCGACGCGAGGAAGAAGAGGATGATGAACTTTTATTGCTTTCGTAAAGGTGTTGGATGCTGACGCAAGAGCGGCTGAAAGAACTGTATACGTTCGACCAAGACACAGGACACTTCAGATACTTGAGCAAGAGCCGCACACGGCGCAGGGGCGTCGGTGCCGTTGCTGGCTCGCTTTCAAAACAAATGGGATATGTTTTGGTTGGCGTTGACGGCCCGCAGTATTTGGCGCATCGGCTTGCTTGGCTCTACATGACAGGGGCTTGGCCCGATGCTGAAGTTGACCACATTGACGGCAACCGCGCGAACAACGCGTGGAGCAATTTGCGCCTAGCCTCAAGGTCGCAGAACATCGCGAACTCTGGCTTGCGAGTGACAAACACCACAGGGTTCAAGGGCGTTTTTAAGGCCCGCAAGAAGTTTAACGCAAAGATCACAGTCAATTACAAGAGTGTGAACTTAGGAAACTTCGACACTAAAGAAGAGGCAAGCGCCGCTTACAAGCGCGCGGCCCAAGCAGCATTTGGAGAATTTGCTCGCGTCTAGCGAGGAAACGAGCCGCCATCGTAAGGGCGTTCATAGCCGCCGCCGGGCTTCACCGGGCGCACTCAAGGGAACATATGACAGAGGATGACAAGCTGTCGTTCTTGGACCAACCAAGAGACGACACTGGAAGATTTGCGTCTAAACAAGATTCGCAGCCCGTGGAAGCCCCACCGCCTGCACCGGAGCCGCCTGCTGCAGAGCAGCCCGCCCCGACATCAGAGCCTATGCCATCGCAGCCCAGCGCACCGCCGCCGGGATACATTCCGATGGCAGCGGTTTTGGACGAGCGAGAGAAGCGCCAAAAGTACGAGCGAGAGCTTGAGGACATGCGGCGTAAATATGAGGAAGCCACGAGACGGCCACCTCAACCTTTGGACCCGATAGCAGATCCAGAGGCATTCGAACGCTCACTGAACGAACGCATTGAACGTGTTCGTTGGGACGCAATTACAAACGCCAGCCTTGTTGCCGCAACCCGGCATCATGGGCCAGAGAAAGTCAAAGCCGCCGAGGAATGGCTGCAGTCAGAACTGCAAGCTAACCCTGGCATTTGGCAAGCCATCCAACGTCAGCCGGACCCTTATGACTTCGTGGTTTCGCAGCATCAGCGGACTCTACGACTGCAGAAGATCGGTGACGAAGATCCAGAGGCATGGGCACAGAAATGGGCCGAAGCCAACGGGTACACGAAAGCCGGAACTCAGCAGCCACAGAGCGCAGGTGTCGCGGGACATCCCCCCACATCGACACTGCCAAGACCGTCACTCGCATCCGCACCAAGTGCCGGGGGTAAAACCTCGACTGCTCCGGTCGGACCTGGGGAGGCGTTCAACGCGGTGTTCAAATAGGACACCCTTAAATGGCTGAAACTAACCTTTCATCTGCTTTGGAAAAGCAGGTCTGGTCAAAAGAATATCTTGCCGAGTACGTTCGGGAGAGTGGCTTCCTGAATTATATGGGCCGGAAGAAAACCTCAGTGATCTGCACGATGTATGAACTCGCTAGCGAAGCTGGCAAGACGATCAACATCCCGCTCATCACCAAGCTCAACGCCGCTGGCGTCCGTGGATCGGGCGTTCTGGACGGTAAGGAAGAGCAGCTTGGCAACTACAACTGCGCCATCAGCGTTGATTGGCTTCGTAACGCCGTCAAGGTGCCGAAGTCCACGTCTTACAAGACGGAAATCGACCTGCTGAACGCGGGCCGTGACATGCTGAAGCTTTGGTCTGCCGACACGCTCCGTGCCGACTTGATCAAGTACATGGCGGGTCCGACTGTTACGACTTCGTCGCTTCCTGCGGTTGATATTGTGGACTCAGACGGCAACACCGTTGTGACCGCAGCAACCGAAGGCAACTACGACACGTGGGCAACCGCGAATAGCGACCGTATTCTGTACGGTGCGGCTATCTCGAACTACTCAGCGGGCGACCACTCGGCTTCGCTGGCCAATATCGACAACTCAGCCGACAAGCTGACTGTTGCCATGATCAGCCTCGCCAAGCGCATTGCCAAATCAGCTTCACCGGCGATTCGTCCGTTCCGTCTTGAAGACGGGCGCGAATACTTCGTGATGTTCGTTGGCGCTCGCGCGTTCCGCGACCTGAAGCTTGACACGGCCATGATCAATGCCAATCGCGATGCTCGCGCACGTGAAGGCAATGGCATGGACAACAACCCGCTGTTCCAGGACGGGGATCTTCTGATTGAAGGCGTCATTGTGCGCCAGATTGAGGAAATCACATCGCTGATCACGACAGCCTCCACCCGCTTCTCTTTGGGCGGCGCTGGCAACATCACGGTTGAGCCGAACTTCCTCTGCGGCCAGCAGGCGATGGGCGTTGTGTGGGGTCAGGAACCCATGCCGATCACGGACATGACGGCGGACTACAAGTTCCGTCCGGGTGTTGCGATTGAAGAGCTTCGCGGCATTGCCAAGCTGCACTTCGGAACGGGGTCCGCCTCGGCTTCGAAGCAGCAGGGCATGGTCACGGTCTACAGCGCCGGTGTGGGCGACTAACCCCAAGTGACGGCGGCTGGCCTATGGCTGGCCGCTTCCCTTTTCTCTTTTATGAGGACCATGAACAATGGCTACCTATAACTCGAAGCAATACGCCAACTCGCCGAATGCGAGCGTTGGCGCAACCCCAGGGAACACGATCTCGTTCTACTGGGAAGTTCCTATCACGACTGCACTGACGACCTCTGACGCAATCAACTTCGGTGTAGTGCCGAAGGGTTTCCGTGTTCTGTCAGGCTGTCTTGAAGCTACCGACATGGACAGCGGCACGACTCTGACGATCAACGTCGGGGATGCCGGGTCTGCGACGCGGTTCTTCTCGGCGTCGACAGTTGGTCAGGCCGGAACGGCTTCCAGCACGCTGCTGGTTGCGGGACAACATCACATTTACACGGCGGATACTGTCATTACGGCAGTAGCAGCGGCGGGACCGGCAACGACGACCGGCACGCTGATTTTCTCGCTTGTTGGCCGGTTTGAAGGCCAGCCTTCGTAATGAGTTGGAAGGGGCGGGCGATGGTTCGCCCCTTCTATTTTCTGACAAGGAGGAACTATGCGTTTCGTGTTTTTAGGCGGGGTTGAGCATGACGGGACGCCCATGCAGGCGGCTTGCACCATGTTTGGCATTCGCTTTATCGAAGGTATCCCGAAAGACGTTTTGCCGGAAAACTATGAGAATGACGCTGCTTACCAGCACGCTGTTCGCAAGTTGCGCGGCAATCAGTTCTTTCAAGAGATTAACGACGAGCCGGGAACGCTTGAGGTGCTTGAGGCCCCAAAGCCCAAGCGCGGACGCCCTGCCAAGCCTGTAGTGGCTGAAGAGGCCACGTACATTGAGGATGCTGCAGAGTGACGACGAGCAATACGGACCTTTACACGCTAGTGGCCGAGGAGCTTGCGCTCATCAGCAATGGCGAGACATTGGACGCGAACACAAGCGACATGATCTCAAGGCGCGCGTCAAAGGTCCGTGCGTGGCTCATTGAGGAATCGCTCGTCTACTGGCTAGACGACGCCATCCCCGACGCTGCTGCGCTTCCGTATGCCCAAGTCGTGGCTGGCCAGTGTGCGGAAGCCTTCGGGCGCGGGCCTAACTCTGACAACCCCTATCTGCTCGGCGAGACGGGATACCGTCTGCTAGAGCGCCATGTCTCTCAACGGTCAAGCAAAGAGCCTGTCAAGGTGGAGTTCTTCTAATGCAAATGCAATACAACGCAACACTGCCCGTTATCGCTGATAACAACGTGGTCAATGCGCAGTCCACTGCTAGCGGGGAATTGCTCGTTAGAAACAGAACGGTCACGTCAGTCACGGCGCTTGCATCGGCTGCGCGCACATCGACGCTGAACTCGGGCGACCTGATAAATGTTGACGGGCGCGGCATTCACGTAGTGCTGGACGTAACGACTGCAGGCACAGGGTCCATTACTGTTACCATTCAGGGCAAGTGCGAAGTCAGCGGCAAATACTACACGCTGCTTGCTGGTGCGGCAGTTATCACTGCTGTCACGAACGTCTACAAGGTGTTTCCCGGCGCAACGGCTTCTGCTAACGCAGTGGCCAACGATATGCTTCCCCGGACGTATCGCATTCTTGTGACGCACAACAACGCCAACAGCATCACCTATTCCGTAGGTGCGAGCATCCTGGCCTAATGCCCCGCGTCCGTATCCCCTTTGGCCGCAGTTTCAACAAGGGCCGGTCGAACGCTGCAGGTATGCAGTCTCTGGTGAACCTGTACGGTGAGCCAGTAGACGGCGAAGGGCGCACGGACTTTGTGTGCTATGGCACGCCTGCACGATCCCTATTCGCCACGATAGGCGGCGGGGAAGTGCGCGGGCAAATTACGGCGGCTGACGTTCACTACGCAGTGATCGGCACAACCTTCTACAAGGTGAACTCAGACGGTACATCGTCAAGCCTTGGGACGGTTGAGGGTGCTGGCCATGTAGACATGAGCTACAACTCAAACCAGATCGACATCGCAGCGGGGGTGAAGTCCTACTACTTCGACGTACCAACCCTGACGCTAACAGAGCATTCCGGCGGGGGATACGAGCAGGCCACGTCATGCACTTCCCTGGCGAGCTACACAATTATCGCAGTCAAGGACACGGGCCGGTTCCGCTGGCGGTTGACAAACGTCTTCACCTTCGACGCGCTCGACTTCGCCACGGCTGAAGCTGAGAGTGATAACCTTGTGGCTGTTCGTGCAGTGGCTAATGATGTGGCATTGCTCGGAACGAAAACCACGGAATGGTGGGGGCCTACGGGTGACAGCGGGGCCAATGCTTTTGCACGTACTGCCACAGCATCAGCCAACATCGGCTGCACGTCACGCGATACGGCATTAGTCGTAGATAGCGGCCTGACGTGGGTGGGCAGGGACGGGAAGGCTGGGGGCGTTTCAGTCTATCGTGCAGAGGGCTACGCCCCGCGCAAGATCAGCCCGCCTGAAGTGGATACGCTGCTGGAGTCAGTGGCGGACTTGTCCATGCTGAGCGCGTTTGCGTACCAGCAACGCGGCCATCTGTTCTACTGCCTGCAGTTGCCGGACGAATGGTCAGTCGCTTGGGACATCTCCACCAATATGTGGAGTTACAGAAAGACGGGATCGTGGCCTATGGGATCAGATCCTACGGGCGGTTGGAACGCTGAAACGTTTGCCATTAATGGAACCAAGCAGATCGTCGGCAGTTCAGACGGCAACCTGTACGAGTTGCTTGCCGACAGTTTCACGGAAAACAGCGAAGGCATTGTCCGCGAGGCGACAAGCACGCAGATCAGCCATGACGGCAAGCGCGCGTTTATGTCCCGCCTGGAGTTGGACATCGAGGCAGGCGTCGGCCTTTCCTCCGGCCAAGGCTCAAGCCCGATCGTCATGGAAAGCCACAGCGACGATGGCGGCATGACGTGGAGCAATCCACGCAATGCGAGCATGGGGCAGATCGGTCAGTACAAGTACCGGGCGGTGTGGAATGCGCTTGGCTCGTATCGTAACAGGATCATCAAGGTCCGCGTCAGTGACCCCGTGAAGGTGGTCATGTTGGGCATGTGGGCAGATGTCAGAGTAGGGGCGCACTAATGAACGCGAATTATCTCAGCATGATGGCGCAGCGGCTCCCGATGGGGCAGGCGCAACAGTCCAAGATGATGCAGATGCTCATGGCAAAGCGTCAGCAGATGCAGCAGCCACAGGCCAGCATCATGCCGGTGGGCCAGCCCATGCAGCAGATGCCGCAGACAATTGCACAGCCACCCATGCGCCCCGGTAACAGGCTGATGCCGCGCGGAATGCAGAACTACTGATGACCCGCCGCCGCTCCAACGTCCCCCAGAAGATCCACCAAGACGACCGCGAGGTGCTTGGGTTCTACCAGTCCCTTCTGGACTACCAAAAGGGCCTAGTCCCGACAGGCGTTGCAGTCCGTAACCACGCCCTGACGGTTCCAGAGGGGTATCTGTCGTGTGACGGCTCTACGTTCTCCGCGACGACTTACCCGAACCTAGCGACCGCATTAGGCGGGACAACATTGCCTGTGCAGGCAGGCTTCGTAATCAAGACCTAAAGAGGGAATATGAGAAACTTCTACAGGCTATGCGAGGGCATAGACACTGTGTCGATAGTCCATGCCTTGCATTCAAGGCCGGAACTCTGGAACCGCAACAGCCTGCGACGTGACACGGCGGAACTGGCTGAGTGCGACGACATCTGGTTGAGGTTTCCAAGCGCGGACGGCATCAAGCAGGGGCTTGGTGAGTTTGAATGCGTGAACTACCCGGCAATGGCAGAGTTGCCTGCGGTCCGGTCCATCATCTTTGGCCTGATGCGTCAGATCGAAGGCGAGCGACTTGGCCCTGTGATGATTAGCCGACTGCCTCCAGGCGGGCGCATCTACCCGCACGACGATGGGGCAGCTCATACGGCTTACTATAAGAGGTACTTTCTGACTCTTCATGCGAAACCAGGCTGCATCTTCCGTGCGGGAGAAGAGGCCATCGAGCCAAAGGTTGGCGAACTTTATTGGTTCGACAATTCAGTGGAGCATGAGGTGATCAACAACAGTGCAGATGATAGAATGTCTTTGATCATTGATGTGAGGTCATGTGCCTAGAACGACTCACGGGGCATCCGCTCTAAACCTCAAGCTGTACCGCGCTTTCAACTCGATGAAGGCAAGGTGTTACTCGCCCCGCTCTGACATGTATTCGAGCTACGGAGGGCGTGGCATCGTTGTGTGTGATGAGTGGAAGGACAATCCGAGGGGATTTGTCGAGTGGTCTCTGGCAAACGGCTACGCCGAGGGGCTGTCTATCGACAGGATAGACGTGAACGGCAATTACAGTCCAGACAACTGCCGCTGGGCCACGAGCAAGCAGCAGTTTAGGAATATGCGGAAAAATCGTTGGCTGACGTTTCGTGGCCGAACAATGATCTTAGCCGACTGGGCCAGAGAGGTGGGAATTCATCCCGCCGCCATTCAGGTCAGGTTAGACCGTTGTGGGTGGTCTGTCGAAAGGGCGCTAACAGAGCCATACAAGTATCGTCGCCAATGCACCTGATCCGAGACGCACACCAAGGCGACATCCCGAACATCATTGAGGGGATCAAGGCGTTTGTAGCGGCATCGTCCTACAAGATCGACACGGTAGATCCGCTCCACGTCGAAAACATGCTGCTTGGCCTGATAAACAGCGGTGATGGGTGCGTGGCGGTTCTGGAGACAGAAGAGGGCCACTTCGCAGGCTGCTTTGTTGGCTTGGCACACGCGCACCTGTTCTCAGGCCAGAGGATGCTTGGCGAACTGTTCATTTACACGACCCCGAACGCTCGCGGGCATGGCGGCAAGTTGCGCCGCTTCGCTGAAGAGTGGGCGCGGGACAAAGACTGCAAGACATTCGGAATTGCCTATCCAGTGAGCGAAAGCCACTTGGAGAAGGTTTACAGACGCTGGGGCTTTACCCCGTGCGAAACACATTGGCGTAAGGAGTTAAACTAATGCCCGTAGGTACAACCGCAGCAATTCTTGGTGCAGCAGCCATTGGCGCAGGCGCAACCGTTTATGCGGGTAGCCAAGGGGCAAGCGCGCAGCAGAAAGCCGCAAAGACCGCAGCCAACATTCAAAAGCAGCAGTTTGAACAAACACGAGCCGACCTGTCTCCTTATCGTGACGTGGGCAGCAATGCACTCAGCCGCTACCAGAACCTGCTTGGCATGAATGGGCAAGAGAAGTACCAGTCTTCGCTGAACGATTATCAGCAAAGCCCCTTCCTCTCCCAGCTTGTCAAAGACACGCAGCGGGGCGTTGACGCCTCCAGCGCAGCCCGTGGGGGCCTGTTCTCAGGCGCAACGGCGCAGGCCATCGGGGACCGCACGGGGCAACTCTACCTTGGCGACTTCAACAACTACCTGAGCCGCGTAGGTGGCCTCGTAGACACGGGTGTCGGGGCGGCGACCACTACGGGCAACTTCGGGGCGAATGCCGCTTCTGGTCAGGCTAACGCCGCGACGATGGCAGGCAATGCTAGGGCGGGCGGTTACATCAACATGGCCAACGGCGTGAACAACGCTCTCAGCCAGGGGGCGAGCCTTTACGGGGCATATAAGGGCGGGGCGTTTGGCCCTGCGCCTGCGCCTGATCCATCAACCATCAGCCGCTTACCGTACAGTGTTCCGACAACACCGCGTCCGTGGGGGTAGTCCATGAGCTTGCCAGAACTTGAACAGCCTAATGTCGTCGGCAACTTCCTGAATAGCTACTACACAGCTCAGCAGAAGCAGCAGGCTGATGCCGATCGGCAGCGCAACATGCAGCGTCAGGACGTGGCAGACGAGCGCGCGTCACAGCAGTTTGACATGCAGATGGACGACCGCAAGTTGCAGGAAGCCATGCGCCGGAAGGACATGCTTGCCCGCGCCGCGATGGCATTTGACACCCCGGAAAAGTGGGCAAATGGCGCACCGCAAGTCATGCGCGAGCTGGGGATTGACGGCCCGGCTCCCGGCTTCGACCAGCGGCAGCGCATCTTGTCGGAAGCAATGACGCTTGGCGACCAGTTGGAACAGCAGTGGAAGTCCCGCACGTTTGACCTGCAGAAGCGTCAGGCGGATGCCAACATAAACCAGTCTAATGCGGCTGCTGATGCAAGCCGAAGATCTGGGATGCGCGGCGTTGGCGTGACGGGTCGGCCCATGTCTTCAGGCGTTCAGACCAAAGAAGATGACGACATAGCCGACATCCAGTCGGTGCAGTCTATCAACACCCAGATTGACCAGATCCTGACAAAGCTGGACCCGAAAAAAGGCGACCTTGCGCTTGGCCCAATCAATAACCTGATAAGCCAGGGGCAGAACCTCGCAGGGTTGAGCACGCCGGGAAGCCGCGACTTCGCGGTTCTTGAGGCAACGTTGGAGAAGATGCGCAACGATAGCTTGCGGCTCAACAAGGGCGTGCAGACTGAGGGTGATGCGATCCGCGCTTGGAACGAAATCACAAAGTACATGACAGACCCGGCAGTGGTTTCTGAGCAATTGAAGCGCGTCAGTGTGCTTAACGCTCAGGCCGCGCAACAGCGTCTTCAGCGCATCAATATCCGGCGCTCACGCAATGGCTACGACGCTTTCAACCCGGCAGAGATCGGCTATGGCGGCGGTGTCCAGACGCAAGCGGCACCACCCCCGACGCAACAGACTGGCGGCGTTGAACCGGGAACAATTGAAGACGGGTATGTGTTCAAAGGTGGCGACCCGGCAGACCCGAATAACTGGGTGGAGATGCAGTAATGGCAGGCCCTTGGGAGAAGTACGGTGGCGGGCAGCAGCAGACACCGCAGCCCAAAAAGCCCGCGCCGTGGGAACGATACGCCCCCGCCGCACAAGCAGCGGCGCAGGCGAGCGCCGCCCAGCCTGCTAGGCAGGAGCAGCCGCAGACATCATTTGAAAGCCTAGCGGGTAACTTCGCGGGCGGAGCGGCTGATGCCATCCTTACGCTTCCTGGGGCCGTAAATGACCTGATGCTTATGGGTGTCGATCAGGTAGCGCAGCAGTTTGGTGCGAAGCCAATGACGGCAGAGCAGTTCGCGCAAAACCCCTTTGGGGCAGAAACAACGCGCGGGATGCTGCGGGACTACGTTGGGCCTGAGATCCTTGGGCCTGAAGCCAAGACCACGGCGGAAAAGTACGCGCGGCGTGTTGGCGAGTTTGTCGGCCCCGGCGCGGCATTTGCCCCGCTGAACGCAATGCGGCCCGTGTTAACGGCTAGCGTGG